CGGACTATCTGGCGCAGCGTCGCCTTGAGTATTCCCGCATCGAGCAAGAGGTTGCCCGCTACGGCGAGGCGATCAACACCGAGACGCAGCAGCACATGGCCCGCGCCATGGACGAAGGCCGCGCCAAGGTCGCGAAGATCACAAAGGGCGGCTTCAACGAGGCCGAAATCGTGCCCTTCGTCGTCAAGACCTATGGCCTGACCGAGGACCAGGCGAAGCAATGGCCGCTGAACCCGGCGGGCGCCGCGATGGCGCACGATGCGTATCAATGGCGGAAGCTACAGGCACGCGCGGCACCCGCCGCGAAACCAGCCGCGCCGCCGGCTGCACCCGTCAAGGCAATCTCTGCCAGGTCCGCGCCTTCGGCAAAGGACCCGGAGAAGATGAGCGATGGCGAGTGGGTCGCGTGGCGCAACTCGCAACTCGCCAAGCGCCGAGGCTGAGGCCCGGCTAGGCACACACACAGGAAAGGGCCGGCGCTCCGGTAAACCACGCTGCGGCGTGGCTTGCCTGATCGTCGGCGCACGCCATGAGCAACACGCTCCTCACTCCGAACATGATTACGCGGGAAGCCCTGCGCATCCTGCACCAGAAGCTGAACTTCGTCGGCAACATCAACCGTCAGTAAACCTCGGTCTAGCTGACGTTAAACTCCGCTAACTGCTGGAAACCCCTTAGAGCCTGACCTCTACAGCGTGGCCGGAAACGGCGGGCGCGAATGGTTGAAAAGCGTCAGGATTGGGCAATCAGCAGCCAAGCCGCTTCCATTACTGCATGAGTCGCAGTATGATGCGGAAGGTTCAACGACTAGCCGAAAGGCGTAGGGCCAAGCGGCCCGAAATGCGGAGGTTACATGCGTGCTTCTCGCCCGTTGGCGGAAAGGTTCTGTGAAAAGGTCGAGGTCCGCGCAAGCGGGTGCCACGAATGGACCGGGCGGCTTCAGCCAAACGGTTATGGCCAGATCAGAGCCAACGGGAAAACCTCATATGCCCATCGCGTGGCATGGGAATTGGCGAACAAGCCAATCCCAGAAGGCGCGTATGTGCTGCACGACTGCGACAATCGACGTTGTGTAAATCCCGAGCATCTTCGGCTCGGGACGTTCCAAGACAACATGGACGATATGACCGCCAAAAAGCGGCATGCCCATGGAGAGCGGAACGGACACGCAAGATTGAGCGAGCAAGCCGTTCGGGACATTCGGGCATCTGAGGCGCTTCAAGCGGATTTGGCCGCGCGCTATGGGGTTTCCCAATCGCTGGTCAGCATGATCCGCAGCGGGCGTATCTGGAAGCAAGTGTAACAAGAGATAGTCTGTTCTACCGGGAAACCGGTAGCTGCCCGTTGGCGGGCGCGGAGTTGCGATCCGCGCCGAACATCAAAGACGACGACAGCTTCGCTCAGGAAGGCGCCAAGATCGGGCAGTCGCTCCGCATCCGCCTGCCGAACCAGTACACCACCACGACCGGCGCCTCTCTCGGCACGCCGAACAACACGGTGGAAATCGAGACGACCCTGACCGTCTCGACGCAGCGCCATGTCCCGCTGCGCTTTACCGCCGTCGAACTGACCATGAGCCTCGACGACTTCTCTGACCGCATCATCAAGCCGGCCATGGCCGTGCTTGCGGCGGCCATCGAAGCCGACGCGCTCTCCATGCATCGCGACGTTTATTACAGCGTCAACAACCTCGGCGCTCCGATTGGCGCGCGGCAGGTGCTGCTGGCGAAGAAGCGGCTCATGGACAGCCTCGCGCCCGAGGATGACAGCCACATCGGCCTCATCAACACGCAGGACAACGTGGACCTTGTGGACACGCTGAAGGGCCTGTTTCAGTCCTCGTCCAACATTGGCGAGCAGTACCGCAAGGGGCTGATGGGGCAGGGCCTGGGCTTCGACTTCTACCAGAACACTCTGCTGCCGACGCAGACGACCGGCACGGCGCTGGCCGCGACCACCTACACCGTCAACGGCGCGAACCAGGTTGGTTCCTCGATCACCGTTGCGACGGGTTCCACGACCTTCGCCATTGGCGATATCGTGACCTTCGCGGGCTGCAACGAGGTCCACCCGGAGACGAAGGCCGACACCGGGCGCCTTCAGCAGTTTGTCGTGACGGCGGCGTATGCCGGCGGCGCTGGCAACCTGCAGGTGTCGCCGGCCATCGTGACCTCTGGCGGGCGCCAGAACGTCACGGCGAGCCCGACCAACGGCGGCGCGGTGGTCAAGGTTGGCGGCGCGGGCGCGATCTATCGTCCGTCGCTGTTCTTCCATCCGGACGCCTTCACCTTCGCGACCGCCGATCTTGTCATGCCGAAGGGCGTGGATATGGCGGCGCGTAGCGTGCAGGACGGCATTTCGATGCGTCTGGTTCGCCAGTACGACATCAACGAAGACCGGATGCCGTGCCGCATCGACGTGCTGTACGGCTTCCGCACCATCCGGCCGGAACTCGCCTGCCGCGTGCTGTCGAACTGATCGGGAGGAGGCCCTATGTCCTTCTCCATGATCGCGGGAAACGTCCGCGCCTTTGGCGTGCTGACCGTTTCCCTCAACCCGGCTTCCGTCGCGGCAAACACCACGGCGGAACAGACCTTCACCGTTCCCGGCCTTCAGGTTGGGGATCTGGTGTGGGTCAACACGCCCCCGATTGGCACGGGCGCCGGGCAGATGCACGCCGGGCTCGGCGTGTGCGGCGCGCGGGTTTCCGCCGCCGACACGCTGGCGCTGCGGCTCAACAACAACACGGCGGGCGCGCTTGACGCGGGCACGGCGGATTACACGGTGCTTGTCGTGCGGCCTGGCGCCACGCCGGCGCCGGGCGGCTTTGCGCCGTAACTGACAGGGGCGGGGCCTTCGGGCCTCGCCCCATTTTCTTTGCGGAGGATGCAGATGCAGGAATACCCGAAGGCGCTTTATCTGCGCGGGTGGGATGACCTCGACGCATCCGTGACCGTGCGTGATGCGGCCGAGGAAGCCGCCGCGCGCGCGCAGGGCTATCGGATGCTGTCCGAGCCGGCGCCCGTTGACGCCGATGGTGACGGCACCGAAAGCGCGGCTGAATTGCGCGCTGCGCTCGACGCAAAGGGCGTGGCCTATGACCGCCGATGGGGCGTGGCGCGGCTGCGCGCGGCGCTGGATGCCGCAGCATGACCCTTCTCGCCATCTGCCAAGACGCCGCCGTTGAAATCGGCGGCTTCGACGTTCCCAACACCATCGTCGGCAACACCGACATTAACGCGCGCCGGCTGCTTCGCGCCGCGCAGCGTGTCGGCTCCGATCTGGTGACGCGCGCCGCGTGGTCCGTGCTGCGGACGCAGGCGACCTTTACCGCTGTGCCAGGCGAGGCGCAGCCCGGCACCGTGCCGAGCGACTTTGACCGCATGATCCCGGAGACGCTGTGGGATCGCACCAACCGCATGTTGATCGCCGGCCCGGTGCCGTCTGCGCGGTGGCAATCGCTGACCGCAACGTGGCCCGGCAACGGCCCGGATCGCTGGTTCACGCTACGCGGCACCGCCATCGCGATCTTCCCCGGAATGCAGGGCGGCGAGGCGATGGCTTACGAATACGTCTCCCGGAACTTCTGCGAGACGGCGGCGGGCATTGACCAGCCGCGATGGACCGCCGACACGGACGTTGAGCGCCTGCCGTCTGAGGTCTTCACGCTTGGCGTGGTGGCGTTCTTCCTGCAAGCGCAGGGGCTTCCCTACGCGGACCAGATGGCGGCTTACGAGGCGCGCGTTGTGCGCAGCCTTGCCAACGACGATCCGGCCTCTGGTGTGCTGTCGGCGGGCGATATGTTCGGCGGCCAGCGCAACTGGACTGGCACGCCTTCGGCCGGGTGGGGCATCTGGTGATCCGGCTTTCTCGCGACGCGGCGGGCACCGCGCGAAACGCATTCGTCGCGCCTCCGGTGGGCGGCTGGAACACGCGCGACCCCATCGCGACGCTGAAGCCCGAGTTTGCGTCCATCATGGACAACTACGTCGTCGAAGGCGGCTTGCCGCGCGTGCGGCGCGGCTGGCGCGCGTGGGCCACGGGGCTGCCGGGGCGCGTTGACGGGCTGATGAACTACGCCGGGGCAGGGGCCGCGCAGGCGCTTTTCGCGGCCTCGGGGACGGGCATCTACAACGTCACGGCGGGCGGCGCAGTTGGCTCGGCCGTCGTCTCGGGCCTGACCAGCGCGCGATGGGATGCGGTGAACTTCGCGGCGTCTGGCGGCAACTTTATGCTGGCGTGGAACGGCGCCGACACCGAGCGCACGTTTGACGGCGCGACATGGGCAACGTGGGGCGCGACGGGGCTGACCGGCCGCGTGATCTGGGGCGGCTCGTTCAAGGGCCGGTTGATCGTCGGCACCGCGAACCGGCTGTCGTTCTACTACGGCGGGGCAGGGGCCATCGCGGGCAGCTTCACGGAGTTTCCGCTTCAAGGCGTCGCGCGGCGCGGCGGTTCGGTGGTGGCGTTCGCGACGCTGACGTTGGACGGCGCGGAAGGCCCCGACGATATCGCCGTGTTCATTACCTCCGAAGGCGAGGCCATCGTTTACGCGGGCACCGATCCATCCAGCGTCACGACGTGGGGGCTCATTGGGCGTTGGCTGCTGCCGCGCCCGCTTGGTGCGCCGCACCGCTGCGTTGCGGCGTATGGCGGCGATGCGCTGCTTCTCACCGACATGGGCGCGGTGCCGCTTTCGGCGTTCCGCAACGGACAGGACGCGGCCGATGTGCTGGATCGCGCCGCCATCACGCGGAACATCTCCACGACCTGGCGCAGCCTCGCGAATGATCGCCGCGCGTCGCCGGGGTGGGGCATCACGCCCGTCACCCGCTACGCGCAAGTAGTGATGAATGTCCCTTGGGGCAGCGGCAGCGCGCAGCAGATCACGATGAGCGGCAACGGCGCGGTCACGCGTTGGGGCGGCATCCCGGCGGCGGTTTGGGCCGAGGGCTTGGGCGGGCGCGTCTTCGCGGGCGATGCCGCTACGGGTCGCGTGTTGCTGTATGGCGAGGATACGTCGGACGCGGGCAGCGGCATCCGCTCCGAAATCCTGCCGGCTTTCGCGACGCTGCGCGCGCCGGGCTCGATTAAGCGGGTGCAGATGATGCAGCCCATCCTTCGCGACGCGACCGCGATTTCCTACAGCCTGTCGGGCGTCTCCGATTGGCGCGTGCCGGTGGCGCAGATGGACGCGCTAGGGGCTGGCGCAGCGGCGCCCGCGCTGCCGACTGGTGCCGGCGGCAACGCGCTGATCTGGGATGTGGGGCTGTGGGATGTGAACGTGTGGGGCGGCGAGGAAGCGGACATTGCGCTGCCGTGGGTGGGCGTGACCGCGATGGGCTACGCCATCGCGCCGCGCTTGCAGATGGTGTCCGGTAGCGGGCGGCCTTCGCTGCTTGGGCTGAATATGCTGGCGAACGGCGGGGGCACGCTGCGGTGACGCTCCCGCTGATCCACGGGCACGACATCAACGACGCGCTGACGGCGTGGGCGGCAGAGCGCATCCCGACCGTTGGCGCGGCGGGTTTCGGGCCGGCGTATGCGGTGGGCGTGGCGCGCGGCGACCAACTCGCGGCGGTCGTGGTCTACAGCGACTTCCAGCCGGAATACGGCACGGTGCAAATGAGCATCGCGGCCGAAACC